AAAGTAGTGATCTCAGGATTGCCACCTGAAAAAGAGCTAACTACTGAGACAAAATTGTCCATACCAGACGGAGACAGTGGTGTGTTTCCGGCTGTTCCGACAACTGCCTGATGTAAAGTTAAAGTGCGACCACCGTAGAAGTTAGCGGAACTTATGCTTGCAGACACACCGAATTGATTACTGCTGTCTGAGTCTGGTCTAGCAGCACCATAGTAGTTAACGCCAGCCTGTATTAAAAATAGTAGATTATTTACTTCTGCAGAGTCGTCATTTCCAGAAGTTCCCGCGTTTTCAATAGTTGGCAAATCAATATATAAATTTAGTGTAGAGGATGCAGAGTGATGATATATGTCGCCATAATCTGAAGGATTTAGTCCTGTCTTATTTAAAACATCTGATGAATCAAGAAGCATGTGATCTTTTCTATCTGCTAAGGCGCCAGAGGTGAACCCATGATGTGTCCACGGTTCGAAGTAAATTGAATTGAAGAGGCTTACTCTCATCTTCTGTCCAGTACTTGACGTTATGGCAAAATGAGGTAAAGAATCATAGCTATTGTTTGTTAGTGCTGATCCTGTTACCTGAAAACCTTTCGTAAAGTAGAATGTCATACCCAATATACTGGAGCTTCGAAGATAGCTGCTGACTGTTGCAGTTGCAGATGCAGATGGGAAAGTTACTGTCTGCAAAGAAGAACTTACAAAAGTTACGCCCGGTCCTTCATCTACGGGTGCACCAAAGGCGGAGTGCCTATCATACATTCTAGTATTATTGTTTCTAACATATACTCTCATTTTGTATTCTTCGTTAGCTTTTAAATAAGGGTAAACTGGTTCAGACTCTAAGGTTGACAAACTTCCATCTTTTAAGAAAAACCTTACCGTTTCTGCGCAGAAATTATTGATTGCCATCCTGTATGGCTTAAGGCCATCGCTTAGATTCTTCTTTAACTTAAAATCTCTAATCAGTAAATTTTGTAAATTATTAGTAGAATTCAATTTGCCAAACTTAAATGGGTAATCAAAAACTTTACCTAATGCTCTGTCAGCATAATATATGCTAGCTGATGGGTGTGGTTCTTGGTCTATTATATCAACCCCATCAAGATTTTCAGGATTCAAAAGATCCTCGAAAGTAACTCTTCTATGAACAGATCCAGATAATCTTGGTACACCATCACCTTCGTATTCGGCATCTCCGTGATTAACTAATGATCCTGTAAACATTGTCAGTGCATTAAGCTCGTCGTCAAACCGTAAAAAGTTGGCATCAGACAAAGACTTGTTTGCAACGGCAGCTGTATAATTTTTTAGTGTTGTTGTATCTGTTGCTGAACCAAACAGAGGATAATCAACTGCCATGCCTGTCTTTATCGAATTCATCAAGATACCAGGTGCGAAAAGTGGCTTCATAGACTGTTGTAGGTTTGCTCTGATTTTTCTTTTTACTGCTAAGTCTGGAAAAGGAACAAATTCATTCGATCCAGGATCTGCAACATTAAAATCAAAATCTCCCATATATCCTCTTGAAAAGATATTTCCTATTTGTAAAACTCTTTCCGCCGGGTAGAAGCCTTCGTAAGGTGTAAATTTAATGGCTGCTTTGCATCTGAGGGTCATCTTTGTGGCGGATCCTAGGTTGGCTTCTTCTATCTTTTCCGAAACAACGCCAAAGTACTTCATAAAATCTGAAGTTCCATATGTTTTAAAAAATTTATTTGAAATTTGTACATCTTGTGTATTCTTGTCATATACGGCGCCTGTGACGCTAAGATAATTTTCTCTTGTCCGGACAGTGTTGAAGTCACCTGCCTGGCTTGATAAAACATTTTCTACGTGATCACTAATTTTAAATTCAGGCACCAACGAGTGATCTTGACCAATCTGTCTGAAATCTTCTGAATGTTCGTCAAAACTGTCAGGGAATGGGTAATATCCTGATTGCTCTGCCGCGAGCCATTTGGCTTCACCCGCCAGGAGTTCGTGGGTAGTTCCGTCAGCGGACGAGGACATTTGAGGAATTCTTCTGTTATATACCATTGACGGTGGTGGAGTGCCATGTAATGCGTTGTACCCTAGTGCAAATATACTGTAATCGTTTTGCAGTACTCCCTCACCTCTGGTTCCACAATCTTTTGTATCTAAAAAGCTTGTCCCATTGTTAAAGAATGAGTTTGTTATATTTATCGGTCTTGAAGAGAAATCCTTTCTAGCATCAAGCGGCCATCGTGATGTTACTATCGCCGTTACTGTTTTGGTAGAATTAGTGAGATTGTCTATATCTACAGCGTCAACAGATAGAGAATTTGAGTTTCGCTCTTCAAATTCATTTAAAACATAGTGTGGCATCAATTGAAAACCGCCGTCTATAAGTAATGTTTTACTGAGACTGTAAGTGACCGATCCCGACAAAGTGTGTTCTCTATCGACTCTCGACACTCGCCAAGGAAAGAAGTCAAAATTTTCTCTTATCCTGGCCTGTTTTGTGTATGTATTTATTTCTCTTGGATATAAAGTTTCTATGTAGTTAACTTCAGTTGAATTGATTTCAGGACCGGCTGCAGCTTCTCCTAAGTTTATCAGAAGAGAATCAGTCTCTGATCTACCAACCTTATCGATAATCTTAAGCTTTCTTGTTAGTTGTGTGTTTGCAAAAGCTGTCACATCATTACCATAAGTTGCTTTTATTGATGCTAATCGAGTGTTGTTTGGGGCTATAGTTCCCACGCCGGCGGATCCTAGTGAGGATAAAGATGTTTCATCGTTTATCCAATACCCTTCATGTTGTGTCTGGCTAATAGGCCCTACAGTTAAATCAGAAGCTGTTCCTCCATGAAGTGTAATTGTGAGTGGATTGAATCTACCGGTTGCCATGATCTCACTATATCTTCTAAATCTTCTCTCTAAAGTTACAGTTTGATTGTAATCTAAATTTGCTAGATCCTTATTGGTGCTGTGGTAATACTCCTGTAGTGGACTTGGAAAAAGCTCCTCAGCTTCTGTACTAGTGCCAGTTGTTGTATCTCGAACTGACAAAGATATTATATTATCCTGCCTTTGTCTTCTACTGATTGCATGCTGGGATGTCCTTATTTGCTTCCATGTTGGCCAACCATACGGGCCTTGACGATTAAGTATAATACTGTTAAGCAAAGGCGCGATTCCGCCACTACCGGTCAAAATAGTAGTTAAGGCTCCTTCTGGGTGTTCTAGCGTAGTGAAACCAATAATTCCACCTGTCTTATCCTTGAGAGGGTATTTAAGATCGCCATTCCCATGGTTTATGTAGTTACCTAGTAAAGTGGAGCCGATTGTGTTATCACTATCATTTACTTCTTGTATTATTATGGTGTTTAGGCCAGCGATGTCAACCGGATATAAACCATGGGTTTTCAAACCACCAGCCATGGTGCTGTCTTCTGCACTCCCAAAATAACCAAATATTCCATCCGTATCAAGGTAACTATCTGCACTCTCATAGCCGCCGTATCCCATTTGGCTTGCTGTGACAAAATTTATTGTCTGACTGGATTTTAAGATTCCCGGGATTCCAAAATTGTGTTGATGACCATGGTTGTTATTCTTTTTTAGGAAACTTTGTAGAGTTTCGTCAACAGAGGCATTTATCCAAGAATATGAAAAATCATTTTGCGGAATGTGATGCTGGACAAAAAAGTTATCAAAGTTATCGTCTCCATAGGCCATCCTTGTAGGGTTTCTGTTTGTTTTGTGTAACGAGCCGATATAGTTATCTCCCACATCTATTGTTTCAGTTGTAACTGTCCCCTCAGCAAAACCAGTTACAGTGGTGTTACTAAGATTGTTCACAATACTTGTATTGTTACTGGGGCCTGTTTGTGTCTGTGTTAAGGTCAATTTTCCCGAACCATTATTTGATACTAGTATTTTTCCTGCGTGGCCACCGGCACTAGGTGTACTATCTTCTATTGCGGCCTTTAGTGTCGCGGCTGATGTTGTAACACCATTATTGCAGTCAAAGGTTCTAGCTGCTGAATTGCCTGATGATTTTGCAGTATAAGTCAAAGATGTGCCATCTGCAGAAGTTATAATTATAGTTTGGTTAACTGACGGGTCTCCGGTAAAAGTTATAGTTGCTGTTGATGAGGATGCAGTCACCGATCTATAGCCATGCTTTACAGAGTGTTCAGCTGACACAAAGTCATACATGTCCCTTACTATTGAATTTCTATAGTTTAAAGTACTGTAAATTGAGAACTCTTCTGCTGTCCTATCCAAACCTACCGGACTCATAGACTCTGGTGAACCAGGAGATGAAAATTTGTTAACTATTACGTGTTCCGTTCTACCTCTATTTGGAACTCTGAAGTCGACTGCGCCATCCAAATGATTAGATGTAGTTGGAGATTCAAAAGCAACTAAACCTCTACCTTCTCTATCTGTTAGGTACGCATTATTGCTAGAGCGGCCATTTGTCATGACAACTTCATATAGTTTGTTAAAATTACCAAGAGACACAGAACTAGTATCATGTTTTATATTCTTGATATTTGCAAAGTGTGTACCTTGGACATCATTATAAAACATGGACTTTGGTTTATGAGCTGGAACTTGTGACATTGTAAGGGCCGCATTATCAACGTTTAAGATATATGCTTCTGGTCTATCGTTGTTGTCATCTGTGGCTGATGAAATGGTGTTTCGAAATGCAAATGTATTGTGTGGCATTCCTCCGATATGAGTTTCTGCGAATGGCCCTTTTAAAGACTTTTCACCTGACATGTCATATGGTGTCAGATTGTTTACTATTTCTAGATCAGACTTTAGATCTGGTAAATCTCTTACTCCTGATGAACTAACAAAGTCAAAAGGCAGCATGAGATCTGAATCAGCATCTAAATATCCGTCTGTATTTGTAGTATTTGTTTTTCCAGAATACAACTTCAGCTCATTTGGATCTATAACATCTTTACACCTTGGCCTTGATTCTAGATCCGCGGCTCTGGTTATAACTGATTTTCCAGAATTTATTACTTTGTATAATTCTGTATTTTTATTCGCCTTTCTGTTCCGACCGGTGGTTACAGTATTAAAATTTTCTCCTGAAAATTTATATGGCTTTACAAGTTTTCTTAAGGCATATGTGGATCCAGAAACTTCAGTTATAGATATTCTTCTTATCGTCTCTCTCTCATCTTCGTTCGCGATGTCTCTTTCAGCTCTCTCTTTTTGCCATAAACAATTACTGTCAGTATCACCATCTATAGGTGCATGGCCATGTTCCCAATCATAAAGCAATTCGTTAATACCAAGTATTGAAAATGTCTTCTCGGCTGGGTCTTTAAACTCTATAGTTGGTGCTTTGTGACGATACTTGTTTCTTTCTAAAATATGGCTTTCTACAATATCCTTGATACCTGATCCAAAGTTAGCTGATGCCGGCTTTAGTTGTTCCAAAAAGTGAGATAGAGACTCATCTACCCATTTATAGTATTCAATAAATTTATCCAAATCCATATCATTGTTAACTTTCAAAAAGAAACGCTGACGGACTTTTTCCATGAGCTTGTATTTTTCTCTGTATTTGTTTACGGGTTCGCCAATCATGTTATTGTAGCCGGTTACTCCCGCAAAGAAGCTCATCATTTCTTGAGAGACTATCTGATACATGCTCTTTTCAAAGTTGTAGTGATATGTTACTGGTCTACTGTCTGCTTCGAATTTATCTAACTCTAATGTTTTTACCTTAACGCGGTCGCTGGAGTATACGTTATCAATGCCGGCATATCTTACAGCCGGTATAAACTCTTGAAAAATAGCGTTGCTGTTATCAACCATAGAGATTGCCAGGCCTGGCTGTTGAAAACCTGACACTTCGTCGTCCAATATCGAAGTACTTGATCCACTAGAAAAATCATTAATGCTTAATTGATTTGAATCATTTGAAGCTGTAAGGTTTTGGAACTGCCATCGCAGGATTAAAGAATCTGCAGATAGGAGATTATTTCCAGTATCAAAATTTGATATACTTTGTGGTTTTGTACGGCCGTATGTTTCTGGATTTTTAGCGTGTTCCTTGAGTTCATCTTCCGTTAAACAGTCTTTCCACATGTTAAAGCCCAACACTCTAACATCACTCGACATCAAATGTGATCCGGAGAAATTTGTTTTATGAGACCCAACAAAAACACCCTTGTCTTGTTGTGATATTTTCTCATATATATCTTTTGATATTGAGGTATTTGTAGAGAAACTGTTCTTAAGGATATCTAAATCATAATTGTATCCGGTAAACTCTATCAAGTAAGTTGTGTTTGCGGTGGATGGTATGATGTTGAAATCAATATCAGATTTCGCCCCTACCCTAACAGACACATTCCAGTGGGAATTATCATACACAGCTGGTATGTAAGAGGATGTTAGTGCTGCAAACACTCCCGCTGAAGAAGTCAACTCAAAGTAACCATCCTCTGAATCTATCTTTCTTTTTACAAACTTCACCTGCATGGATCCGCTGTCTTCAGAATTGAAAGTTAATGGGCCGTTGTCGCCTGTTGCGCCGTCGACGGAATGCATACCAAACAAGGATGCCGGATTTACTTTTACTTGATTTTGATCGACCTTTTTAGGAAACATTATGTTTGCTTCGATAGTAAATGGGGTTATGTGACTAGAGCCTGTAATATATCCCAAAGACTCTGTTACCGAAGATGTATTATATAAGGTACCTTGGTAATTTTGACCTTCAAAGCTAATTGATTTTTGTTTTATAGTCGTATAATTTGGCTTTTTTTCTAATATGTAATCTTGATTATTAGCATATGAGTTTAGTTTTATTAATTCATCATCCACACCAAAGCATCTTATCAAGTTTCTAAAACTTGTTTCTGTACCTTTCGTCTTAAAGATGTGTACCAAGTTCTTGTGTATGTTCGAGAGTATCTCTTTCTTTACTTGATCCAAGGTATAATCGAAAGTTAATTTCTCTGTTCTGTTGAAGAAATTTTCAAATATTGTTGCATTTGGAAATATCTCTGTGGATATCATTCCGTAGTGCTCTAAAGTGTGATTCATCCACGGCTTTGTGTAGTCGCCTGTAAACTCAAACAATATTTCATCTTCACAACCTAATAAGAATCCACTATTTTGAGACAACCTATATTGTCCGCTTTCTTTAAAAAATTCTTTATAATCGTAATTTTTCATGGAAGGTAGGTGTTTTATTTTAACAAATAATTCGTCAAATGAAGACGCCATAATTTGCAAAAGTTCTGGGAACAACTTGTCATCGTCATCTTGAAGGTGACTAGGTACAGATTTTATTAGAGAAGAGCCATTACTAACATCATATGACTTACCCTTATCTTTCAGTTTTTGTGTGACTGTTGATATTCTAGAATTTGAAGGATTTATAATTGGGTCCTTAACTTCGGTAAAGCCAGATTCTGGCAAGTACTCTGATAAGTCTATACCCGATTCTGTGGATCTAACTGTGGAATTCCAGTTTACAAATTTACCATTATTTATTCTCCCTGAGTAATCCAGTATCACCTCGTCATGTTCTTTTACAGATGTAACTCCTTCGTTAAACTTATAGTATAGTCCTAAATTTGCGTTGGTATGGTCTTTATCTGTGCCACCATGTATTGGATGGTACCAAAATCTACCTATCTCTTTATCTGTTCGGGCTTCTTTCCAGAACCTAACTTCGTCTATAGAAGCGCTTAATTGGCCTTGCCCTATACCACCATGGCCATCAGCACTAGTATACGTAGAAAGGGCCCCTATAGCGCCTGTCATAGGCGTATCAACTGCTCCAATAGTATAAGCGGCAGATGTTTCGTGGTCAAGTTCGCCATCAATATAAAGCTTGTATACTGTTCTTGATCCAGATGTCTGTGTTGTTACTGCATAATGGTGCCACTTACCGTCAGCAACAGAAGCTGTTGTGACATTGGAACTACCTAATCTTTGTCCGAAATTTATACCACCAGTTGAGGTGCCGGTGCTGCCAGACCTATGAACCAGCATAAATGGGCTGGCAGTTGAAGAAAGGGGGTTTTGCAATTCGACGGTGATTCTTCCATAGTTCGCTCCGGTGGCGGCGCTTGAACCTTCAGCTGAAGATGCGACATCAAAAATAACCTCTCGGCGTGGTGCAGTCTGGAAAGTTCCCGCGTCTTTCCTCATCCAAAATTCGATTGTATTCCCTGGTGTGCCATCGATTTTTAGATTACCTTCTCTTTTTTTGCTTACACTATAAGTTGTTCCAACTTGTGGACCGCCAGAAAAAGTAATATATCTAGGTGTTTGAAATGTTCTATAATATGTTCCCCCGCCTGTATCTGCTGATCTAACAAAGTTTACGTGTCCTGATGATTTAGGGTATTCGTGTTCAAATACATAAAGATCCAAAAACGATGCAGAGACAGCCCACTCCATCTTCTCTGCTTTGGAGCCATCATATGGATATGATCCATATACATGCTTTATTGAATTATCATAATATCTCTCTGCTGATCCGAAAAAGCAAAATGTAGAAGGATCGTCATAATCAATATCTGGGATATACCTAGCTCTTTGTTTTACGTACGCTTGTACAAACTTTTCAGACTCTGCCTCGGTTAAGAACACTTCTTCATTCTGAGGTGTTATGATCTTCACGTTCTTGTTTTTGAATAACTGTTGTTTTTTTATTTCATCAATGGAACTTAGCTTTTTTGCGTTACCATCTCGAAATCTGTTTCTATAATTTGTCATGGGTCAACTCTAAATTTAAACTTTTCCTTTTGCTCTACGTAATCTGTCCCATCTTTATAAAGAAAGGATATCTCATATAAATAGTTTGGTTCTAAAATTGACATATCTAAATCGAAATAAGAACCACTAATATCATATGATAATGAAGAGTAGGAAGTAGCACTAGAGGTGGAATAGTTTATAACAGTCATATTATCAGAAACTCTCTTTATTCTATAATAAGCATCTCTGATATTGTTTACCGGTGCTGACTGGTTGGCGACCGTATATAAATTTGGTTGCCAATTCTTATTTCTAGTATACACTCTAAATGTAGCAGTCTCCCTTGAATCATAGGCTGATTTTAAATTTGTTATTTTAGTAATATATCGTGGAATTTCGTAGTAAGAATTAGATGTATCACTATTGATTGTTAGTGCTGAACCAGTAAAAAGCTCTGTTACAGATTCTGTAATTCCTCCCGTAAATTTTAATGAACCATGAGATGATTGCGCTGTATTGTTTACTATTATTTTATTTCCAGAAATTAAAGTACCTCCAACTGTTGTGTTGCCAACTGCAGTAGACAGGCTCTGAGTCAATGCTACGACCCGCGGTGCGCCTGAATCGTTGTTTGAAACTGCAGACACAGTCATCTTTAACGTTCCTGCTGTAACTGCTGCATCTAGAGAAGCTTTCAGTTGTGTCGCGGCGTCGTTTGCATTCCCTATGAGACTTGTATTGATTGCGGTGGCGGTAGATGGGTTTCCTCCCCCCAAGGCAGAGGCTGTAATAGCATGGGACGTTCCGTCTGAATTTTCTAAATTTAAATTTAATGTTCCGAAATCTGCAGAATCAACCATGAGTGTTGCTGTAGCGGCCGCGGGAGCCTGATGTTTTGACCATATGTCATGCAACTTTTTCTCATTTCCAGCGTATGCAAATTGAGCTTTATATATACCTGTGGAGTGCTTACTTGCTGTTACATAATTTTCTGTTCCACCCACAGAAGAAACTACGTCAACTGGTGCGGAACCTACAGATGGCACAAATTGCACCACTAGATTTGATGCAGTACTGGGTATATCTACCAATCTGCCTCGAATTCTATTGTAGAGATATACGTTATTCAAATTATCTGCCGCCGGAGCTAAAGAGCTGGACTTAACTATATTTGCCCTGTCATCTTTTACAGAAGAGTCCCACTGAGCTTCTATAACGGGCTTTTCTAAAAAGTGATGGGAAGATCTTGCAAAAAACTTTTTTGTATAATAAGACCTAGACAGTGATCCATCTTCTTGTGACCCACTAAGCTTTAAGATCAAACCATGATTAAGGGCACCAGTACCGCCGGCGAAGTTTGTAACTGCGGCGCCTGTGACGGGTATAGAAGACGAGATTATTGTATTTCCATAGAATGTCCCAACTCTTTGAGACAAACTGCAAGTGAGGTCGTTATCTGTGCCCGTTGCCGCTATATAGCTTTTTATATTTGATGAAACATTGATGGTGTCTATAAAGTTAGTCGCCGTAGCGCGTGCAGTGGCTTCAATCTTTACATAATGAGTTGTTCCTGATGATCCAGTCGTATTTGTAAATAGAAAGGTATTATGTTCTCCATTGTATGCATAGATTTTAATTTCATCTCCAGAAGAGGGCAGATTAGCGTCATTAAATATAACTGATCCAGAAGCAGGGGTTGAATTACCTGCTTGGTTTATTAAAAACTGCTCAACTAATTCTGTGATGTCTATATCTAAATTTTCAACACCAGTTTCTAAATACTGTTCATAAGATAGTGGCGCAGGAGTTACACTCATATAACTAGCTGATAGGTAATCACCTCCTTGGTTTGTCCACACTACTCCGGTGCTGGCTGATATCCAGTTGCTGGCGCCCTCGTCAAGATAACTTTCCATGTCTAATCCGCCGCCTTCGCTCCATGTCTTTACAATCGGCCGTGCTACGGCGGTTACTTTTTCTGGGACAGTCTGGTTGTGTTCTGCATTGAACATCTTTAACTTAAACTTAACAGACCCTGATGCTGGTATTTTTCCTGAATTTCTATCTGTTAAAATATCGTGTACCGGGAATTGAACAAGGACTCTTGATTGCTCAAGTGATGAGGAGCTTGCTTGTCCAAAGATTGCAAACATTTCCAATATATCAGAAGATCCCATGTTAGATAAAGTGCCTCTACTTGACAAACTCATCTTGAAAGCGCTAGATATTGTATTATCTTTATTTGCGGTGTATCTCAATATTGACATTATCTTACTGCTCCTGTTATATCACTTTTAAATTTAATTTCCCACACACAGTCTTGTGGTATGTAAATTACTCTACCCTCTGGTGATAAATTATCCTCTATCGAATATGAAAAGCTAGAATAATTTGCACCTGTCTTTGAAGTTATCTTTACATTTACAACGTCTAAAATTTCTGGTACTTCTTTCAAAATTCTAAATATTTCTGTCACCTGAAATGGCTCCCCTATCTCTGGCTTTACTTCATTTAATTCTCTAAAAATTTCTTCTTTTGCTAAGTTAAAGGTCGCATGTTTGTTTGCATCTTGTTTTGCAATAATGTCGAACTCAATACTTAGGTTTAATATTGAGGCATCCAATATGTCTAAACTATCGTTCACCATCCTTACAGAATTCAACCAAGTTTTTAAATTATCCTTCAAGGCTGTACTAGATTGTTCAAAATTACCCGATGAGTCTTCTGATATTACATACATATTCATGTTTCTTGTAAGATCATTATCATCTCGATAGATAGAGGCTCTCTTTACAGATCCAAAAGTTGAAGGCATCGCGTATGCAGCTGAAATATAGTCCTGTAATGTTACTGCTCTACCTTGCGTTGCAAAAAGACCGTATGCTCTATGTTTTATTTCTTGTGTTGTCGGTATTGACAAGTCTCCGTTTATTGGTGCCTCGTTATATACTTCTATATTATCTGTTATAAAGTTTATCTTTGAGTCTTCTAAGTTTTGAGGGTTTCTAAACTCTATCAGTGGTGTCACTATAGTATTAATGGCTCCAGCTGCAGCATTTACATTTTCATCATTATTGACTCGATAAGTCACAATCAAATCTGTATTGACAGGTGAAACTCCAAACTTATCTGTTGACATTAATTTACTTGGATCAAAGTTAGCTTCTGATACGTAGTTTTTACCTAGGACGTCTAGGACTACCTCACTAGGTTCAGCAATTGTGTTATTTTTTATCTCTGCTTCGGATCCGTACCCAAAGACAAGAAAAATATCTCTCCCTTCTCTTTCTACCACAAATCTCCTTGGCACAGGAAAAGGCTTTATAACTGACGGTGCATTATTTGATAAACTCTGCTCTGATCTATTTACGACAGGCCTGTACACAACATTCTGGCTTAAATAATCGACCTCATAATATTGATTACCGCTTAGGTCAAATACGCTAACAATTTGTGAAATATTGTTGCCAGGTACCTTTAATTTTAAGAATCTCTTATAGTCTCCAACCTCTATTGTTGCTTGTCTATCCTCTCCAGAAACAACCTTCCCTGAAGCTTTTAGTACATAATATGTAGTCCTAGACCCATCAGCTGAAACCTCATCTCCAACAACTTCTACACTGGGTGAATAAAATTCGATATCCTCTGTCAAAGTAAAAGTAGACCCTGCATCTGTTGACAATACAGTTCCCCTAAGTAACTTTGGCAAATATCTGACATCTGGTCCTACGTTTACATTTTCTGCGGGGACGGGCATATATATGTCCACCGTACCGACAGAAGAACGGATTGGTGAATGTTTGTACCCCAGCTGTCTTGCGTGAGATATAACATTGTCGTACTCTAAACTGGTATTTAAAAACGACTCATTTGCATTATAATCTAAATAAAACGACAAATTGTCGCCAACATATGATACTAAATCCATCATCAAAGAGCCGAACGATACTTCATTAAAGTCTTTGTATGTTGATGGGTAGTATCTTTTTGCATAATTTACAAGATCTTTCTTGATCTTCTCAAAGTCAGAGCTTGTGTAATCTACGGGTACAATTTTCTTTGCCATTTCAAAAAATCCTATATTCTTTATAAATAGTGAGTTATTTCTTATTATTTCTCACTATTCTGCGACACTAACCTCTACAAAGTCTGTATCGTTAAGAGGTCCTATATCATATCTCACCACAAGCTTGACTTGATTATAGTCTGATAAGTGGTTTCCGTACCGATCTTTATCAATAATCTCGCTTTGCACATTTAAAAACGGCAAGTATTTTGAAAACTGATCTTTTATTCTTTTATTAATTGCTAGCAGATCTCTTGATGGATAATTTTCAAATAGAAAATGCTTTAAGCCAACGCCTATCTCTGGGTGCCCGGGCCATTCGCCGGGGGAAGTTTTTAACAAAAAAAGAACGTTCTGTTTTATATTTTGCTTAATATCTCTTATTGATTCGTATGCGCCGTCAATATCGGAAAATTTAAGCGGAAATTTTGGCTGAAACATGAATTCACCTCTCTTATTTATATCTTAACTAGTTCTTTAATCAAATTCGTCTGGACACGGGATCCTATTACCGTTCACATCTGTGCATATATTGCTTCTTAAATCTCTATCTGCTGGTAATTCGTAAGTTAGAAGTGCAAGTGCAGTTAATGGAGTAAGAGGTTGTCCATATCGGCCACTATTTCCAATCATGAATGGTTGCCAAGAATTTGGTGATTCTTGATCTATTCTCATACATGGAACCTTAAATGCAAAACTGGGGTCTAATAATGGTAGTGGTCCACCATAAACATAACCCACCAATTTATCTATTGACTTGACAAGATATCTAGGATTTGGTAAGCGGCCGACGCCCTTTGCTAAGTCCACCGGGAAAGCAGGAATAATTGGTGCGTATCTCTTGTTTTTCCGCTCTCCACCTCTTAAACCGAGTGGTGTATTACCCGCACCTGATGATGCACCCCAGGACCTATTTGTTAGATCTGGTATCTCACAAGCGAAATAATGCCTCTTCATTTCTTTATAAGCGGGATCGATTGCATCTGCAATTCCTCTTAAAATGACTGAAGGGAAGTATTTTATATATTGCAATATCATTTCCTGTATTATCTTCCACCACTGTCCAAGCGCTGGAAAATCAAAACAACTTGCATCTTGGCCACCAGCAGGACCAAGCATACCATACATTGATGTGAATTGTGCTTCATCAATATCTATTCCAAAGTTGTTCCCTTGTGGGTCTACTTGGGCCATGTTTGAAAATACTGATGCTAACGAAGATTTTACAGAGGTCATAATAAAAGGCATATCTCCATATCCTGCTAACATTGAAGTACTGTGAATTGTAATTCCAGATCCTATATTTCTAGCCGGTATAATAAATTCAAAAAAATCTTTATATACCTGCTCCTTAGATAGAAGGTTTTTGACAGTTGGTTGCAATTCTATAGTTTTTTGTCTAAATACAGTTGGAGAGTAAGCTTGATAACACCCTAAAGGTGGTATAGTGTGCTCATAGCTGCAAACCGGCAAAGTATAAAGATCTTGCATGCCATCGCCTGTATCTAGCAAGGTGTGGCCGGCGCGCTCCTCTTCCGTGGTAACAGTGTCTTCTTTCCATATTTTTTTAATAAGTTCTTTAACGGTACGCTGACTATCACCTGACCTCGATGTCGGCATAGCAATATTAACTCTTATGCCATATTTTATATCCGAGTCCTCTAGTATGTCTGATATTATTGATTGGTCTGAATCGTCTTCTAAGTTTCTAACATAAGAAGAATTAACTCTTCTTATCACTTGCAAAATTCCTAGTTCTTCTAGACCTGCATTATAAGCTGAAGATATTCTGGATATAAGTGGTAAAAAGTTGCCTTTCATCTTATTCTGATGCTCTGACCACTTCGGTAGTTCGTTTTCGCGAACACTATCCCTTGTCTTATTAGACCATCCACTACCTGATCTTGTTTCGCTTTGATACAGGTGTAATCCAAGTTTACGCGTGAGGTCGTCTGACCATCTTGCATAATGAGTTAGAGAACTGTTTATCGTGGCGTTTTCTGAAACAAATCTAGGATCAAAGTTTGGAAGAACAACGGTCGCTCCTTTACCTCTGATCTCTTCTGCTCTTGCTTTAACTGTTTGAATAAAGTCATTTAAACATCGGTGCTTACCAAATGCCTGTGTGAAATAT